CACGGCATGATGTGGAACGTCGCAGCGATCGCTAGGCCGTAACGGTCGATAGCTACGGCGACGTCGAATCCGCTGTTGTGCCACTCGGCGAGGAGTTGCCGGTCGTAGGGTCTGCCTCACCGTCGGGCTCCTCGTCGTCCTCACCGTCGGGCTCCTCGTCGTCCTGCTCAGGGTTGAGGAACTCGAGCATGTCGAAGTCAGGGACATCGGCGAGCTGAATCGGTTGCCCATCCGGCCGCTTGACGCCAGCTTTGGTCAGCAGCACCCATGCCAGCGCGACGAAACAGTTCGGGTCCACGTCCTGGAACGCGGCGGTGAATGGCGTCATGTTCATGCCGGTCGCGGTCTTCAGCATCATCGCGTCCCGGACGCTCGGCTGGGCCAGGTCGAACTCGTACATAGCGCCGTTGATGTTGTATTTCCGGAGCATGGTTCCCCCGCTCGGTGGTTCCGGCTTATCCTCACCACAGATGCGGGAGGAGACATCATGATCGTGTTAGTGCTGCTTTGGGTCGTGTGCGCCGGGTTCGCCGGGGTCATCGCCCACAACAAGGGCCGCTCCGTAGGTGGGTTCGTCATCGCTGGGTTGCTGCTCGGCGTGGTCGGGTTGCTGTGGGCAGCGTTCGCGCGTTCCGCCGACGACTTCGCCCGTGAGCGGCGCGAGGCCCTTGACGACGCCCGGGCCGAAGCGCTCAAACGGCAGCGACCGTCTCGGCTCGGCGGTGCCCCACCGATGCGCTGGCCGGAGTAGCGCGCTTCATGGTTCCCCCTGGTTGGTGACTTCCGGCTTACGGGTTGGCTGGGATCGTGACGTACAGGTTCGCCGAGAACAGACCGAACGACACGTCCACCTGCGCCTCCGTGTCACCCATCACCTGCTGCGGGGACACCGCACCCACCCCGGCCTTGAACACGTTCATCTTCTGCCCGGCGATGTCGCCCTCGTTGAGGACGAGCATGTATCCGACCGCGCCGAGCGTGAACAGGGCGCGGGCGTCGACGGAGTTCGCGCCGGCCTCGAACGACAGCGACGACTCGGCGAGCTGGATCGTCGCGGCGATCTTCCCGATGATCGCCGACCCGAGGACGGACCGGTCGGCGAAGTTCTGGGACTGCGTCCATCCGGAGATCGCGGTGATGTTCTGGGACAGGTCGGTGCCGGCGGTCATCTCGGCGCGGGTCGGTGCGGCGGGGTTCGCGACGGTGGTGGCCCAGTAGAAGCGGCGGACGCCCTGCGCGACGTACGGGTTGCCCGTCGAGAGAAGCGGGGGGAACGATGGCATGCGAGTCTCCTAGAACGGGCCCTCGACGGACACAGTGATAGTGGTGATGGTGCCGTTGTGGACGAGGTTCACGAACCCGGTCGAGTCCGTGAACTGCGCGATGTAGATGCCCGGGATGTAGATGACCCGGTCCGTGGTCGCGCCCATCGAGGTGATGACCAGGTCGTCGGACCAGTGCACCGCCCCGGAGGGCAGGGCGGGGGTCGCCGCGCCCGGTGGGACAGCGACGGTGAAGTTCTGCACGTACAGCGCCGCAGTGCCGGGTGTGGCGCCGTTGCGGTAGTGGATGCGCCACCCGCCGCCGCCGCTCGACAGGAACTTGTCGGCCGCTGTCACGGCGGTGAACGTCGGTGCAACCGAGGTGACACCTGGTGTCACGGTGGTGAGAGTCGCCATTACTTCGCCTTCGCCTTCGGTGTCGGTGCCTTCGCCTCGGCTTCGGGTGCTGCCTCAGCTTCCGGCGGGGGCTGAGCGCGGACCCAGCCGGCGAGTTCATGCTGCGGGACCGCGTCGGGTGCTACCCGGATCTGTCCGTCGAGCTCGGGGTGGGTGAGCGTCACGTCGCCGTTGTCCTGCTCGAAACGGACCCGGTCCGCCTCCGCTTGGACCACCACCGCTATCTGCCGATCGGTGAGCCCGACCGCCCGCGCGTAATCCAGCGCCTCGTCGAGAGTCATCTCAGGAACGCCTTTCCTGTCACGGTGAACAGCACGATCACGTCAGCGCCGTCGTCGGTGCGCCGCTGGTCGACCCGGTCGACGTTCGACACCCGTGAGGTTGCGACCGCGCCGCCGAGGGTGGCGTCGACGCGGATCGCCTGCTCGACGGCGGCGATCAGCCCGAGGGCCTGGTCACGGAGTGTTTTGAGCGGGACGTCGTCACCGGACCGGACATAGGCGGTGCAGTACGTTTCGAGGTCTTCGGCGCGCCCGGACCCGAGGGTGTTGTCTTCCTGGTCGCCGGTGGTGGAGGTGTCGTCGTCGGGGCGGGCGCCGACGAACAGGTACGCCGCCTCGTTGATCGCTCCCGGCGCTGGGACGACGATCGGGTCCCACGACAGCGGCGGCCCGTCCACGACCGTCACCGACCCGGACAGGGCGAGCAGGGCCGTGTAGAGGCCGTCGATCTGCGCGCCGGCCCGGGACGTCGTAGCCGCGGTCATCAGCCGACCCCGAGCGGCAGGTACGGGTTAAGGAGTTCCGTGACACGGGCCGGGAACGTATAGCCGGCACCGGGGACGGTGCCCACATCGCCCGGCACGAGGCGGGTGGCTCCGACGGAGGCGCCGACCACTTTCCCCCGCTGCGTGGACCACATGTGCCGGATCAGTTCGAGGTCGGCCTTGTAGATATCCGGGTTCACCGACGCGGACACTGTCCGCCCCGCGGTGTATACGACGTCGTACCAGCGGGAGCCGAAGTACCCGGATTGCAGGTATTCGACGGTGCGGAGCCAGTCGGGGTCGACGATCAGGTCCGTCACCGTTAGCGCTGTGCCGCCTACCGGTGTGACGGAGGTCAGCGTGACGACCGGCCACACCGGTAGTTGCAGCGTGTACGCCCAGCCCCGTACCCGCGACGTCTGGACCGCGGGCGTGAGAGGACCGATCCTCTGCGCGATCGCGGCCTCCGCGGCGTCGATGAACGTCTGCAACTCGGCGTCCAACGCCGTGCTGACCTCGTTCAGGTACGTCTTCGCGTCGGCGAGCTGGACGACGGACATGTCAGGTGGTGGTGATCTGCAGCCAGGTTGCGGTGCCGTCGGTGACAGTGAGGCCGTAGCCGGGGGCTGTCGGCCCCGTGCCGGAACCTAGGGTTGTGCCGGCGACGGTGCACTGGTATTCGATGCCGTTCGAGGTTTGCATCGTCTGCCCGAGCGTGAACGCGGTGGAGATCGCCCACAGTTTCGCGGTGAGGTTGCGGCCCAATGCGTCCTTGTCGCCGGCGATGATGGCGCGGCCGATGGAGTCGAAGCCGTTGCTGCCGGGGGTGAGGAGCTTGCGGCCCAGCGTGTCTCGCTGGAATGTGCTAGTCGCCATCGGTCGTCACCTCCTCGGTTTTGCGGGGCCGGCCCGGGCCGCGTTTCACGGGCCCTGCGGCCGCCGCGGCGGCCTGCTCGTCAGCTTCCCGTTCCGTGTCGGTGCGCAGGTCCGGGACCGGGTAGTTGGCGTAGTCGGCTGCGGTGGCGCCGGGGGGGATGTTCTCCGCGAAGGCGTCGAGCGGCCCCCCGCCCTTGAGGGCGCGGTGGAACGCTTCCAGCGTGGCGAGGTGCACCGACCCGGTGACCTCGCCGTTCGGCCAGATGAACATCAGGTCGCGTCGATGATCTTGACGCCGGCGGTGGCGTCGACGACGAGGGGGGTGAAGTACCCGGCGTAGGCGACCTGCACACCGAGGACCGAGGGCTCTGTGATGGACAGGGTCCCGATGCGCTGTTCGAAGCATTCGACGGTCTGGGTGGATGCGACGACACCGATCGTGCCGGCGGTCAGACCGGCGGACACCAGCAGCGGGATACCGGCGACGGTGAGCTGCATGCCGTTCCCGAACGTCGGCGCGTTGACGCCCGGTGCCGACGGGTTCACGTTGACCGGCGCGAACAAAGGGGCCCATTTACTGACAGAGTCGGGGGAGCAGGCCATGTAGTACCGGCCGACACCCTTCGTCACGCTGTACACGGTGGCGAGCGCGGAGAACAGGGCGGTGATCAGGTCCGCGGCCGAGTGGGCGGCGGTGTTCACGCCGGCGATCTCGACGGGGGTTCCGGAGACGGTGAGCAGCGCGGTCGCCATCGCCGCTTCGGTCTGCACGGCGTAGTTCGCGGCCAGGTCGTTGATGACCGCGTCCATCGCCGGTGCGCCGGGGGCGCCGGAGAAGTCTATATCTTGCCTTGAAACGTTGACATACCCGCCGTACGTCTTCGCGGTGCCGGTGAGACGGGTGATCGTCATCTTCTGCGACAGAAGTTCCGTCTTCTCATCCGCTGCCGCACCGGCGGAGCCCTGCACACCCACGCTGGTGTGCTGGGTGACCTTCGGGCGGTACCAGGTGCCGTGGGTGAGCGGCTGCGGCCCGATGAACGAGGTGATCGGGCGGGACGCGTCGATGAACGAGATGACCGGGCCGACGATCGGGTCGGGGACGATGCCGAGGGTGTCAGTCGTCTTCTGGTGCGACGCGGCGCGCTGGAAGATTTCGAGCCGTTCCCCGGCTTCCCGGTTCCCGGACATCATCTGCCACACGTCGCCGAGGTAGCCGCCGGCGGAGCGGTATTCGACGGCCTTACCGGTGCCGAAGGCGCGGGCTGCGCTGATCGCGCCGTCGAGCTGTCGCGCCCGTGCATGGACGTTCGCGGCGATCTCCGCGGTCGCTTCGAGCGATGTGAGCTGGTCCTGGATCGATCCCATCCGGTCGCGGACCCCGAGCAGTTGCGCCTTCTCGGTTTCGTTCAGGTCCCGGTTGCTGTCCTCGACGGAGGCGATGAGGCCCTGAGCGAACGCGTTGCGCTCTTCGAGTTCCTTCTCCAGACGCCGGATCATGGCGTCGTTGGCTTGGCTTACTGCGGGCATAGCGGTAGCTCCTGTTAGGAGGGATGCGGGAGGTCCCGGAGCTACACACCGGAAGGGTTTTCCTTGGGCGCGTTACTCGCGCCCGCGCGGTACACGCGCGTGGACCCACTGTACAACGGGATCGTTCAGGAATTCATCTAGAAACGGCGTGCCGGCTGACGGGACTTCGATGGTCGGAGCGCCCGGTTGGCGGACGTCGATGACTTGGGCGCCGCTGTAGGCGGGCACGCCGACGAGCCCGATGTGATCCAGCCACGCCATCCGGACCTCGACCACGCCTGCGCGGCGGGATTTCCGGTAGCCGCCGGGTTTGGTGTAGTAGCCGATCGACGGGGACAGCATTCCTTCTTCGGCGAGTTGCAGGACGTCGTCGCCGCGGGGGATCGACGCGATCTTCAGCTGCGCCAGGAGCCCGGCTGGGTGTCTGACGTTCAGGTTCTCGACCTTGCCGATCGGGTCGGCCCGGTTGTGGCCCACGTTCACGGAGATCCGGCCCGGGTTGCCTTCGAGATGGTCGAACGCCCCGGCGGCGAACCGTTCCCGGTACATGCCTTCCTCGAACGGCACCGGGTCGTCTGTTTCCTTGTCCCAGGGCACGGCCAGGACGTCGATGACCCGCTGTTTCGTGTTCACTGCGGCGACCGAGGAGTCCCGCGTGTAGACGACGCTGGGGATGTAGACGACACCCGCCGCGGCCCGGTTCTGCGTGTCGGCGGCGATCTCCACGCCGAGCCGTTTCGCTGCTGCCCGGATGCGGCCTTTGATCGCCGCCAACTGCTCAGCCGTGTACTGGGCGGCGTTGTCTGCCTGGTTGATGTAGGACCAGGCGGCACGGACATGATCCGCCGTGTCGATCGGGTAACGCTTCTTCCCGTCCTTCTGATACCCCGGGTCGGCGTAGGTGACGTCGCCGTACGGCTTGCTGCTGTCCGCCATTGCTGCGCTCCTGTGGCCGTGTTCCAACGCCGCGTGGGTCGCGGGGTACATGCCGGTCGCGGCGTGATGCGCCAGGTTGCAGTACCCGTGCGCCTGCTCCGGCGTGAAATGGGCATGCTCCTCGAGCTGTCGGGTGCACCGGTCGAAATCGCCGGGGGTGCCCCACCGGATCTTCGCGGCACCCTCACCGTGCACCCAGTACTGGTGAAGACGCTCCGCCCCGGCCACATGCCCCTCGACGTGACCTGTCACTGCCCGCCGCCTGTCAAGGCTGTGGCGGCGGTGACGTCGGCTTCGTCGTCGACGCCGAACCGTTCCATCGCCCTCACCTCGTCCGGCCGCAACGCCCCCATGTCGATGAGCAGCTGATATGCCTGGGCCCGTTCGTACAGCGGCGGGCGGGTGTATTCGTCGGCGTTCAACTCCACGGACTGCCCGCCGGGCAGCGCCCAGTTCGACAGGGCCTGCATGACGGCGTTCGCCATCGGCCGCAGCCCGGCGCGGTGGTGGAAGTCGAACAGTTGCGTCACGTTGCTGTAGGTCATGGGGTCACCGCCCGAGGGCAGGCCGAGCAGGAACGGTGGCACCGACAGCTTGACCGCGATGCGGGATTCGTTCCACTGCTCCATTTCGAGGAGCATGACCTCTTTCGGGGAGGGCTGGACGACGGTGTGCAGTTCAGCGCCGCCGGTCAGGAACGCCGGGTCGGCAGCGTTCGCCCCCCCGCGAGACGCCGCCCATTCCGTTTTCGCCTGGTCGATCTGCGTCGGGTTCATCGGCCGGTCCGTTCCGACCCAATACCGTGGGATCCCACCGGATCCGAGGTAATCGGCCTGATACCGGGACAGCAGGCCAGATGCTGCGATCCGTGCACCCGACACTTCGAGGGGGCCGACGCCGCGCCACTGCCCGGGTTTGCAGTGGTACCGGATATGCAGGAGATCCTCCTGCGCGAACTCGGGATAGCCCTGCATGCGGTATTCGCCGTCGCGGTGGTCGACGGCGTAGGGCGGGACCACGGCGAGCGCGGCTGGGTAGCCGCTCGAGTTCCGGGCCAACGCGAGGATGAACGCCTCACCCATCTGGAAATCCCAGAACAGGGTCTTCGCGAACTCCGCCCATGACGTGTACAGCCCCGGGGCGGGCGTCCTCATCCACGACACCGGCGGCAGCGCCTGCCCGCCGCGGGTCAGATACACAGGCATCGACGACAGGATCCGGGTGTTCAGGTCGATCGCGTCCCACGCCGTGTCGACCAGGGAACCCAGCCGGGCCCCGTACGTGTCGAACGCCGTCGACCATTCCGCCGGCCACCCCGACCACGGCGACGGCGCCAACCCTGGCAGCGCCCGGGTCGCGACCAGCGGCGTCGACGGGTCCATGATCGCCCCGCGGGGATCCCCCGGGTGATACCCGGGCCCGACACTCGACGGGGGGTTCGCGTTGGGTGTCTCACCGCCGGCGTTGTCGCCGCGCCAGAACCAGGTGAAGAACCCCATCAGCGTCGCCTCCATATCGCCGGGTCCTCGTGGTTGCGCCACAGCCACAAAGCCCACGCGCACGCCTGCAACGCGGAAATGTCACGACCCGACTTCTTCCGCCCGAACACCCAGCCGCCCTGATCGCCCACGTCACGTTTCTGCGCCGCCGCGACAGCGTCATCGAGCACCGGCAGCTCCGGGTTCACGACCCGGCCTACCAGCACATCGGCTTGAAGCTCGCCGCACGCCTGGATCGCCTCACCGGTGTCGATCGGCACGACCCACACTCCGGCGTCCCACAGCCCCTGGGTCAGCGCCGCCGCGGCGCCGCGCAAATCCATCGCCACGCTGGCGACGCCGAGCTCAACCAGCCGACCGGGGACCCAGTCGACCCCTGCGCGGCGTTCCACGTCGACCCAGCACCGGCCAGCCTCGGCCTGTCCACCGGATGCGATCGACGCCGACAACAACCCGGACTCGACTTCCACCGCGAACCACGGTTCATCCACCCGCCCAGCCGGGGCAGCGCATGCCGCCCACAAAGCCGGGTCGATCGCCGTGTCTGCCCGGACCCTTCC